CGACAGGCGCGGAAATCCCGATCTGGACCGGCTCGCGGCAACGGTTGCTATCCTGACGACGACGCGCTGGGTCAACGCCGCCCAGTATCAGGACGCCAGCGGGGAGACCTCGATCTACACCTACTACGCGATGCGAACCACAGAGGGATACGCGCCCCGTCACCTGCTCAACGGCGATGTCACCGCCGAACAGTGGCGGGCGCTGCAAGCGGTACTGAACCGCCCGCTGCACCTGTCTGCGATCCGGGCGATCCGCGACGATGGTGTGCCCAACGAGACCCGCGCGATCCGTCTCATGAGTGACATGCTCAAAGTCGGCCTGCTCGATGACCATCCATCGCGCGGTGTCCACGTCAGCAATCTGGGACTCGCAATGATGACCTGACCCGAGACGCCCCAGCGCGCAGGTGGGCCAAAACAGCGCGCAGCCGGGGAGTGGGGGGACTGCTAGTAACGCCCCGTAGGGCCGGAAGCGCACAGCGTGGCGGGCGAAAGCCGGAATGAGCCGGTCGGTAGCCTGTAGCGCAAGGAAGCGGATCGGTATCACTGCCCCGGCAAATACACCAATAGGACCAGAGACGATGCCTAACCCCGACGGACAGCAACAGCAGCGCAGCAACATCATGCGGATCATCGGTCAGAAATCCGATGAGCCGGGTCGCGGCACGAAATACGATCCAGAATTCTGCTGGCGGGTCCGGGATATGGCGCAGGAGGGCAAGTTGCCCGAGGAGTGGTGCGCCGAAATCGGGATCACGATGGCGACAGCCTACAACTGGTGCAGATGGCATGAGGAATTTGACGAGGCGTGGCGCATCGCGTGGATCATCGTCGGGGCGTATTGGTCGCGCCAGATCAGGAAGGCGGCGGTTGACCCGATGAACCCGACCCGCGCAGCCCTGCTCGAAATAGCGCGGAAACGCTTCCCCTCGACATGGGGCAAGGCCCCGACCAACACCGCCGAGGCATTCGACCTGATCCGGGCCGCCGAGGCGGGGCAGGCCGCAGGTATCACCGATGTCGGAGGCACGCTGATGACGGCGGAGGAGCGCGACCGCAGAATCGTGGAACTGGAACAGCGCAGGGCTGCGGCGCGGGCGGAAAGGGGAACAGATGGTTGACATAAAAATCACCGCCCGCCTCAGCGACGACGGCAGAATCGTGACCATCACGAGTTCAGGCTCGCGGTGGGCGGAAGTGTTCCCGGCCGACCGCATCGTTGGCAGGCTCGATCTGTACCGCAATCTACGGGATCGCAAGGACGGTCGCTACGCCCAGCACTATGCAGGCACCGTGACCGAATTGGAGCGCGTCAAGAAGCTGATCGCGGTGCTGGCCAACTGATGACGCCGCTGGAAGAACAGGAATACCTGGCCCTGCTCGACGCCGAGGATAAAGCCGCGGCGCGTGAGAACTTTCTCAGGTTCTACATGCGGATGACCGGGTTTCTGCCGCCGCGCCACGTCCATGTCATCGCCCGAATGCTGCAAGCGATGGAGGAGGACAAGATAGACCGCGCCATGCTGTTCGCGCCGCCACGGCACGCGAAAACCCTGCTCGGCACCACGTTGCTTCCGGCATGGATCATGGGGCGGCACCCGGATACCAAAATCATGTCAGTGGTTCACACCGGGCGCTACGCAGGCAAGGTCGGACGATCCGTCCGCAACATGACCCGCAACGGCGCATGGCCGTTTGATGATGTGCAACTGGCCGACGACAGTCAGGCCCGCGATCAGTGGGCGACACCGCAGGGCGGCGAATACAACGCATTCGGGGTAATCGGCGGCAACCAGCACGGCAACCCGGCGGAATGGCTGTTCATGGACGATCTGGTCAAGGGCCGGAAGATCGCGATGTCGGCCCATATGCGGGATGAGGTCTGGGAGACATACAAGACCGACCTTGTGTCGCGCCTCCAAGGCAGGCGGAAGCAATTAATGGTATTTTGTATGGCTGGTGATACCGGCGTTTTAATGGCCGATGGAACAGAGAAGCCGCTGCGCGATGTCAGGGTTGGCGACCGCGTTGCAACCTATGAAAATGGTGGCATCGGGGCGTCCAAGATACTGAACTCAGCCAATCATGGCCCAGATCAAGTCTATGAAATAAAGATGCTTTCTGGCAGAACCGTGAAGGCAAATGCACGGCATCCTTTCCTAGTGAAAATTGATGGAGTTGAAGAATGGCGTCGAACGGATATGCTCAGAAGGGGCGACCAAATCCGGTCGGTCATTGGGGTAAATGGCGCGGCGTCGAATGCTCCACGGATGGATGCGGAAAACCAGCCCGCTGCCGTGGATACTGCGCAAACCATTACGAGATGGCCCGCCGTGCCGAAGGGCACAAAGCCCCATGTCGATCACGGGAGAACAATCGCAAGCGGCAAATCAGACACCGATACGGCATTGAGGTCGAAGACTACGACCGGATGCTTATCGAACAAGGCGGAGTCTGCGCGATCTGCAAGCGAACATCGCACGAAGGGTCAAAGTCGCATCGCCGAGACCGGCTCTGCATCGACCATTGCCACCACACCGGCAAGATCAGAGGCCTACTGTGCGACGAGTGTAACCTCGCCATCGGTTACGCGCGAAATGCCGAAACTCTTCTCTCCGCCGCTGCCTACCTACGTGATCGCGAATGATCAGATCGTTGAAATAATCCAGAGTGGCGTCGAGGATGTGTTCGACATCCAAGTTGCCGAAACCGAGAATTTCATCGCGAACGGCTTGGTGAGCCACAACACACGCTGGCACATGGATGATCCGGCGGGGCGGATTCTGCCCGAGGATTTCGATGGGCGCACCGGCTGGTATAAGGACCGGGAAAACGGGGAGCCGTGGTTTGTCCTGTCGTTGCCCGCACTGGCCGAGCATGAGGCTGACCCGGAGACAGGCAAGGGCGGCGATGCTCTGGACAGGAAGCCCGGTGAATGGTTGTGGCCGGAGCGGTTCGGGGAAAAGGCGCTGGGCGGCGTTCAGAAGCGCGGCGGCTGGGTCTGGTCTGCCCTGTATCAACAGCGCCCCAGCCCGGAAGAGGGGTTGCTGTTCACGAAAGACCACATCACCAGGTATCGCAAGGGGGCAGTCAATCCGACTACCCTGACCATCTATGGTGCCTCCGACTATGCCGTGACCGAAGAAGCCGGGGCGACGGACCCTGATTACACCGTTCACCTGATTTTCGGGGTCGACACCGATTTCAACATCTATCTGCTCGATGGCTGGCGCGGCAGGACAACCCCCGATGTCTGGGCCGCACAGTTCGTCAGGCTGGTGAAAAAGCACAAGCCGTTGCGTTGGGCCGAAGAGCAAGGCCAGATCATCAAGTCCGTGGGGCCATTTTTGAAGCGCATGATGGTGCAGGAGCGCGCTTTCGTGGATCGGGTCCAGATCAGTTCGACAACCAGCAAGGAGGCGCGGGCGCAATCCCTGTTGGGCATGGCGGCAATGGGCAAGCTGTTCCTGCCGGAGCGGGCGACCTGCGACCCGGAATTCCTGCCAGTTCTTGATGCGCTGGAAGCAGAGTTGCTGACCTTCCCGACCGGGCGTCACGACGACTGCGTTGACGCCATGACGCTGTTCGGCCGCCTGCTCGACCGCATCATCGGCGGCCAGAACCCGCGCAACCAACGTTCGCCGCAGGGAGACAGCCTTGATGATCTATGGTCCCGCCACGAAGCACAGCGGAAGCGGATGAACGAATGAAGCGCAGGACCGGCCCCACGGATCAGATCGTCGTCGCAGGCAGCATCACGGGGGGCGATGATGCCACCGTGCCCTATGACGAGGGCCGGTTTCTCGCTGAACCCAGCTACAACCGCGAGCCGGAATCGGATGCCGAAGCCGAACAGCGCGGCGACAGGGAGCGGGCGAAGTTCTGGTCCGACAATATCAGGGCCGGTCTAATCAGTGAAAAGCGCTGGCGTGAGGAAGCGCTGGCCTGCGAGCGAGTAAGTTTCGGCGACGACGAAACGACGCCGCAGGGCGCAACCGACAGCAACGCGCTGGTCAAGATCGGGGATAAGGTCGCGCTGATCCATTCCAACATCGAAGTGTTGAAGCCGCTGCTGTTCAGCGAGACACCACAGCCCATTGTTCGGCGGCGCTTCCGTGGGGACGGAAAATCAGCGACCGACGAAACCGCGCTGATGGCGGCCGAGGTTGGCCAGCGCATCGCCGACTATATCCTCGACACCGAGCGGTTTGATTACGCGATGGAATGCGTCAGGGATGACAGACTCATTGTGGGCCGTGGTGCCGCGCGGGCGATGTACAGCGCCACATTCAAGTCAGAGCCAGTTCTCAGCCCCGAAGGCATCCCGGTTTTGGACGCCACGGGCCATCCCGCGACACGTGAGGTCAAGGCATCGGAGCGCGTCAGGATCAAGCATGTCCCGTGGTCCCGCCTGGTGATCGCCCCCGGCCACGACTGGGATGAGGCCCCGTGGATCGCGTTTGAAGTCCCGATGACGCGCTCACAGGTCGAGCGGCGCTTTGGCGCGGCGACCTGTGAGACGTTCAACTTCTCGGAAAAGGGGCTGGCCGGAATGCGCCAGTTCCCGGATCAGGCCGACCGCAGGGACCAGACCACAGTTGCCCCGATAGATGAAACCGGGACTCCGACTGGCAACGTCTTTGATGTCGCAGCCGTCTGGGAGGTCTGGAACCGCGACGACCGGGAAATCCTGTGGTGGTCGCCGTCCTGCCCTGATCGTATACTGGACGAAGAAACTGATATTCTGGGGCTGGAAGAGTTTTACCCGATGCCCCGGCCTCTGATGGCAACAACCAAAAGCGGGTCGATGAACCCTCGCCCCGACATCAGGTATTACGAGGGCCGCGCCGAAGAGATCGACATCGCCACCAAAAAGCTGAAGCAGCTTCTGAAAATCATCAGCGTGTCCGGGCTGATCCCCGGCGATGTGGCCGAGGAAGTCAAAAAAATCCTGCAAGGCGACAACGTGATGGTCGCTGTATCAAGCTGGCTAGGGGTCATGGAGAAAGGTGGCCTGTCCGGGCAGGGCATGATTCAGTGGCTGCCACTACAACAGATCATACAGGCGGCAACAGCCCTGATTACCATGCGCGACCAAGCCAAGATGGCCATGTTCGAGGCGTCCGGCATCAGCGACATCATGCGGGCGCAGGGCGATCCACGCGAAACAGCGGCGGCCCAGAACCTGAAAGGCAAATACGCCGGGATGCGGCTCGCCGATCAGCAGCGGGCGATGGCAATCTACGCCCGCGACAGCCTCAGGATCATGGTCGAGATCGCTGTCGAGCATTTCAGCACCGAAACGCTGGCCGACATCTGCGGGCTGGACCTGCCACTATACGAGGCGGAACGGCAGGCCGCGATTGCACAGCAAGAACAGGCGAAGATGACATTTCAGCAGATGGCGGAACTCCACGCCGCCGGGTCACAGATGCCCGATGTTGACCCCGGACCCGCGCCAGTTCCACCGCCGGAGGTACATATCCCCGGCACGTCATGGGAACTGGTTCACCAGCGGCTCAGGGATGACCTGAAGCGCAAGATCACCATCAGCATCGAGACGCAAAGCACGGTGCTTGCCGATGAGCAGGCCGACAAGCAAGCCCGTGTCGAGTTCATTCAGGCGATGGCGTCGTTCGTGCAGACCATCATGCCGATGGCGATGTCCGGCGCTTTCCCGATGAAGACGGCCAAGGAACTACTCCTGTTCGGTATCCGGGGCTTCCCGAAGTCACGGACGCTGGAATCGCTGATCGCGCAACTGCCCGACGAAGCACCGCAGCAGCCCGAAAAACAGGAAGAGACCTCGATCACTGTTGCCAAGATCAGGGCCGAGGTTGACCTGAAAATCGCGGAAATGCGCAGCGCCGATGCCGAGGCGGATCGCCAGCAGGACATCAGAATGAAGGGCGTCGATCTGATTGCCGACGCCGCTCAGAAGAAAACGGATGCGGATAATACCCCGCCGCCGGAACGGAAAACCCCAGAGAAAGTGGAGAACTGATAATGCAGACCAAGGGCGAATATCGCGTCGGCAAAGCCTTCAACCCATCCGTCAATGACCTCGCTCGGGAAGAGATGATTGACCTTCTGCTTACCAGCTATTGGGATCGAAACGAGAAGGCAAAATCGTATCTACGCCGTCTCACGGCAGGCAGTCATCGTCACTTGTTCGGCGTGAACCCGAAGAATGAAGGTTTCTTCCTCATCTGGGACGGCCCGAATGAGCCTTCCCTGCTGAACCGTGAAGCATTCAAGCGGGTGGTAGAGGAGGCCAAGTCCGAAGGGCTCTCCTCGCGCTATCACGTCTATGCGTCCCTTGCCCCCTACACAGGCTCGGATATTGAATTCTATAAAATTCCAGAATCTGTACTGGAGCACATTGGATTTAATCCACGTGCAGGCGCAATGTGGGCGGTGAAGGCTGCGACGAAGCCTGACCAGGAGGCGTAACCATGCTTCCCATCGAACTGCGCAGGGAAATGGAGGCAGCATGACGCCGAAACCAACACCCCCGGGCACCAAGCGCGCCAAGACGATGGGCTGCACATGTTCTGAGCCATCAAAGGGCGGCGTCCAGTGGATCAGGCACGGTTGCCCGCTTCACGCCACCCCGAAAAGCAAGCATTTCATCCAACTCGAAGCCGAGGCCACGTCATGACAACCCACATCCACCGCTTCGCCCCGGACGAACACGCCAGAATCTTCGGCTCAACGCCAGATCGCACCACGGGCCGTTCCCGTCTCTGCAAGTCCTGCGGCGACTGGCACCGGCTGGACAGGCCGTGGCCCCACAACTGCCGGGAACCGGCGACGGCGCGATCCGATCTGGCGTCCCCGATGGTGGCCCCGGCATTCAAGGATTTCGTGGCTGGGGCAGGCATCCCGGATCAGGAAGCCTATATCGGCAGTCGTGGCGACAAACGCGAATACATGGCCCGCAACGATTTCATCGAACATGAGCCGGGGCTGGCACGGCAAGAGACATGGGTCGATAAGATCAAGGAGCGCCGGTCTATCGTGCAAGACATCAGGAAGGCGATGGACACCGACCCGCTGAACATTCCACCGCTGGAACGCATCGGTGAGTCTGACCTTGGCGGCACCGCAGACGTAGACAGTACGCAAGTTGTGGAGACGATATGAATCTCGGAACATTCCCGCTCAGGTCAATAGAAACCGCTCCCCGTGACGGCACATGGATTTTGCTTGTCGGCGGCGAGCAGGATCACAGCAGTGAATATGAAGCGGAGCGCGCCCCAATGCCGCCTATGGTCGTGGCCAGATGGGAGGGCGATGACTACTCCGAAGGCTGGAGGTTCGCCCTATATGACGGAGGCTATTACGGCATCTGGAACGACCCAACCGGATGGTTGCCGCTGCCTGACGTGGAGACGAAAGCATGACAGCCCGTGCCACTACTCTCCCGGCCCTTCTCCCTGACCGCACCGGCGAAACCGACGCAGAAAAGCGCTTCCGCGAGGCGATCAACCGGCTTGGCGGCCAGCTTCTGCAAACACTCGACGCCGCAATCATGCTCAGGACCGCAGATCAGAACGCACAGCGGACAAGGCATCTGGCCCGGAACGATCTGAGCGACTTCGCCCAGAAAGCCATGCACGCCTTCTATCTGGCGCAAGCAGGAACCCCGACGACCGACCAGATTCGCCGCAGAGCGTCCGACTGACCGTGTGAATGTGCCGGGGCTAACACCCCAGGAGCATATTCTCATGCCTAACACCCCTGAACACGACGACGGCGCGGACGGCGGTCTGCGTGACGCGCTGCGCGAGGCTCTGGCTTCGTCCACCTCCATTGATACCAACGACAGCGTTGAAACCGAAGCCCCGCTTGATGCGCCCGAGCCGGACAAGGTAGTCCCGCTGGATCAGGCCGCAGCGCTGGCCGACGAAGCGCAGCGCAAGGCAATGGAGCCAGCCGAAAAGGACGAAAAGCCTGCCGACACCGAGAAGGCAGAGGCAAAGCCTGACACCCCTGCCGAGCCTGAGAAACCCGTCGAGGAGCAGAAGGCGGAGCCAGAGAAGCCCGCTGATCTTGCCGCTTCCACTGTCGATGCCCTGCTTGATGGCGTCCCCGATGACCGGCGCACTGAAATCACGAACCGACTGGCGTCCGCCTCGCGCGTCACCGACCTGTTCAAGGGCCGCGAGGCCGAGTTGCAGCAGCACGGCACCACGCCAGAAGGGGCAGTAGCGCGGTTCCTGCAACTTAACGAATTCGCCCGGAAAACCCCTGATGAATATGTGGCATGGGTTGTCTCGCAAGTTGCTGGCGACCGGGGCCTTGATGTTCTACAGGCCGCCGCCGGTCATCTGGGCCTGAAACTGGTGCCAGAGGCTGAGACTAAGGCCGAGGAAGACCCCTTTGAAGATCCTGCGATTAAGGCGCTGCGCGAGGAAAACGCGGCGCTGAAAGCTGCGGCAAAGACGCCTGCCACCGAATTTGGGCCGGACACCACGGCGCGCAGGGTGCAGCGCGAACTGGATCAGTTCCGCACCGAACTTGACCCGGCCAGTGGCAAGGCAAAGCGACCGCTGTTCGACGCCCTGCAAGCCCGCATCGGGGCGCTGGCTAAGGAGCATCACGCCGCAACCGGACAGTTTGTCACTACCGCCGATCTGGACCGCATCTACACGCAGGCCGAGGGTGAGGCGCGGGCGCATCTGGGTATCGCCGCCACACCGGCACCGCCCGCTACAACAATCGCCGCAGAGGCGAAGCCAGTTGTGGCACAAACCGACAAAAGCGCGGCTGACATCGCAAAGGCGAAGGCAGCCAGCAAATCACTGGATGGGACTGGTCAGGGTGCCGCCTATCAACCCGTGACTCAGGAAACTGGGGATGTCAGGGACACCATCCGCCGCGCAATGGCAGGAATGGGCTGACACGCGGGTCTCGTAACGGGGCAAGCAAATGGCCAATCAAAACTGGGGCGAGGTCATGACCACGACGCTTGCCTCGCGTCGTAAGGACATCGGGGACGCGATTTCCCGCAACAACATTCTGATCGCCGAACTGCGCCGCAAAGGCCGCGCCAAGAAGAAATCGGGCGGCTATGCGCTGACCGCGCCGATCATGATGGGCGAGGAAAACGGCAACTTCGTCTGGTATTCGGGGCGCGATCCGCTTCTCGGTGCCGATCAGGACGTGTTGACCTCTGCCGAATTCGACTGGAAGCAGTACGCTGTTGGCGTATCCATGTCGGGCCGTGACATGCTTATCAACAGTGGGCCGGAGCAGATCATCGACCGGATGGCGCAGCGCATCGAACACGCCAAGATCACCATCACCAATGCGATGCACCGCGCCGCGCATGGTGACGGCACGATGTATGGCGGCAAGGAATACGGCGGCCTTGGCCTGCTGATTTCCGAAGTCGCCGGGGCAACCGTGGGCGGCATTTCTTCGGCACCGGCTATCGCGCCGTGGTGGGACAACCAGCGCCAGATCACGGGCGCTGACCCGGACAAGGCGACGATCTACCACCACATGCTGGCGCTGTACCTGAAATGCTCTCTGGACACCCAGAAGCCCGACCTGATCGTGTCGGACAATGACTGGTATGCCGCCTATGCCGAATCCCTGCAAGCCGGTCAGCGCTTCACCAATGCTGCGATGGCAGCGGCTGGCTTCGACAACCTGATGTGGGGCACGAAAACCCCTGTTGTCGCAGATGGCGGCATGGGCGGCTATGCGCCTTCGGGGATGAAGTTCATCAACACCAACACGCTCGAAATGGCCACCATGAAAGAGCGTGACAATGTGGTGCTGGGCGGGCCGCGCCGTCCACTGTTCGAGGACAGCGAAACAGTGTTCATCGCCGGGATGGGGAACTGGACCATCAACAATCGCCGCATGAACGGCGTGCTGCGCAAGTAATTGCGCCTGACAGAGGCCGCAGCGGTAAACGCTGCGGCCAACCTTCCCCAGACCGCATCGGAGCAAGAGATGTTTCCCCAGACCCAAGCCGCCGCTCAGGGCAACCAGTTTTCCCGTGACGCCACCAACACCGATTTTCCTACAGGGCTGATGCCGACGAATTCGTTGACCGGCCTGAACGTCGCCTTCTTCTATGCCCGCGTCCAGTTGTCGTCCCACGACAAAGGCATCGGCGGGAAATATGAAACCCGCCTCTGTGTGGCCAAGCGCATCAAGGGCGACAAGTCAACCATCGCCACCCGATACATCAGCGAAGACGAGGCGATGCGCCAGTTTCCCGCCCAGTTCACCGCGTTCAAGCAAGGCGAGGATATTCCAGCCGATGGCACACCGCTGCACGAGTTGCCCGGTATCTCGCAAAGCCAGATCGGGCTTCTGGTCGTTCATGGCCTCCGTACCGTGGAAGATGTCGCCGAACTCGATCACAGCACCGCCAACCGTATCGGCATCGAAGCGCTTGCCGCTCACAAGCTGGCGAAGTCTTGGGTTGAACGCCGGAAGTCCGACGCCCCCCTGATTGCGGCGGCCGAGTCCGAAGCCAAGCACGAGGCCGAACGGAACGCGGACAAGGCCCGGATCGCGCAGCTTGAGGCCCGTGTTGCGGCACTGCAAGAACTGCACACCATTGCCCCACAGGTCATGGCCGCAGCGCCAGCAGCGATGCAAGGCGGGGCACCTGTCAGCGTCGGGGACGCCGAATATGTGATTCCGTCGGACATTCCGAGCGGCGAAACCGAGGCCAGTACCGACATCGCGCAAGGTGGCCGCCCCGACCCGTGGGATCAGTGATCCGTGGCCCGCACCATCCTTGAAATAGCCAAGGAGGCGGCGGAACGGGACAACACGTCCCGCCCGCTGGTTTCGCTGTTTGGCGCAGGCAATGACAGGGTGGCGCGGGTTCTGAGGATCGCCGCGGCCGACACCATCCGGGATATTCTGCGGGCATCCGTCGGGCTGTCCGAATTTCAGGCCACCTATGTGTTCACGATGGAGCCGGGGCGCTATGCCTATGCGCTGCCGCCCGACTACCTGCGCATGATTCCGGGAACGGAGAACCGGGCGAACTGGCCAATGTCACTGATTGGGCCGGTATCACCGCAACAATGGGCGCGCTGGATGTCCGGGGCAGTCACTTCCCCGGCCCCGTCAGGCTGGCGGATCAGGAACAACGCGCTCTGGATCGATCCGCCGCCAGCATCGCGCGAACTGGTGCAGATCGACTATATCAGCCGCTATCCCGTTGTCGCGCCGATTTCGTCTGACGTGATCGACGTAACCGATGGGGCGATTCAGGTCAAAGCCCCGATGGTGCCGCGCGATGGTGCGATAACGGAGAACGTGAAGCGCGCGCTGTTCACCGAGGAATATGACGGCACCGCATATGGCGACGTGCCGGGATGGGATGAAGCGGTGTGGGCGGAAGAAGTCACCGAAATCCTGCGCCGCATCAACCTGACCAGCAATGTCGATCCAAAGCCCATGATCCGCAAGCCGGAGTTTACCGCAGACACGGACAGGCCAGCTTTCGATGATGACCACCTGCTTTCGCTTGGGATGACGTTCCGGCTGCGGCGTGGCCTGGGGATGCCCTATGCCGAACAGGCCGATGAGTATGAAGCCGAAAAGGAAGCCAAGGCGTTTGGCGATGCTGGCGGTGTCAGGGACTTCCGGTTCGGTTGTGACGATGACCGGCCCGCCGTCATTCCGCTGGGGGATGGCAAATGGCTCGCTCCCTGAGGCGTCAACAGGCGCGGGCGGCACGGGGTGGAGGTGCCTATATGGCACAAGACATACCCGTGCCGCTGCCGGTCAAGGGCATCTTCGCTCAGGCCAGCACCGCAGAGGTTTCCGGGCAGATCGCGGCGGAACTGCTGAACTGGCGATCCAATGTCGCGGAGCTTGAATTGCGCCGCCCGATGGAGATCATCGGCGACAAGACCGCGTTGCAGCGCATCCCGTTCGAGTTCGGCGCGGAGCCGACATATATCGAACTCAGCACATCAGCGGCCCAGTGCCGTGGCGCTGTCATGCCACGCTCCTTCGACGGTCAGGCAATGGTCGCATATATCAGCGGGCAAGCCCTGATTGCCGATGGAAAAGCCGACCCTTTCCGCTTCGACGGCGCGAACTTTTCAGTTTCGCAGTTCGACATGGGCGGCGTAGATGTCGATCCCGCCGGGTTTGACGGGGTGATCGCGCACCACGACCGCCCTTATTTCTGGCGATCCAACGGCGAACTGGAATTCTTTTATGGCGATGTCGGGGCGGTGCAGGGCGCGCTGACCCGCTATCCGCTGGGGCGGTTGGGTAACATTACCGGCACGCTGGTTTGCATGGTATCGCTATCGATCGATGCTGGTGACAACGCCAATGACGCGCTGGCCATCATCACGTCAACCGGCGAAATCGTTGTGTTCGAGGGGCTTGATCCGGGCGACCCCGACACTTGGAGCCTTGTCTCGCGGGTCAAGGTCGCGCCGCCACTGTCCCGGTTCGGCTTCGCCCGCGTTGGAAGCGATGTCTGGATGATGTCGGTTTCTGGCATCGTAAGCATCGGGCAAAGCCTGTCACAAGGCGCGCTGGCGCTGGTCTCAGAATTTGCGGCTCCGATTTCGGAATTGATCCTCGCCGATGTAGGCAAGGGGTCCGCTGACTGGCAACTGCACATGCAGGCCGACGGCGGCGGCGTCATCGTCAACAGGGTGAGGCGCGACCCGAAAACGCTGGAATACAGTGCCATCCAATACATCTACAACACGGCGGCGAAGGGCTGGGAGACCGCGAATTACCCGGCGCGGCGCTGGCACAATTCCGGCAGGCAAACCCAGTTCACCACGATTGCGGGGACCGGCGTGTCTGCGTCCCGGCTGGCGGTTCTGGGCGGTGCCGAGGGAGAAATCATCACGGCGCGTTGGGTGACGGGGTGGATCAGGATCGGCAGAAACGCGCACCTGAAATCACTGACACCGCACATTTTGGGGCGCGGCCCGGTTCAGGTGAAAATCACGGTTCTATCCGACCACCTGACCGATGCGGCTCATGTCGCGGCCGGAACGCAGGTCTTCACCTTGCGGCCCGACAATGTAGCCGACGCCGGGGGCTATTGCGTGATGAACGACACCATTCCAATCGGGGCTGACGGAGACACCTTCCAACTGCAATTCGAGGTCAGCGCGGCATGGGCCAAGATCACCAGCCTGCAAGCCGGGGTGTGATCCGGCTAGGAAACGTCCTGTTCGGGGCCGACAGGATCGTGGCTAAATGGGTATCGCAGCGCATTCCGGGCTTCACGGCAAGCATGGGGGCCACAGCCATAGGCATTCTGGATGGCGACGATCTGGTCGCCGGGGTGGTCTACGAGCGATACAACGGCGTCCATGTCGAGGCATCGATTGCCGCGCTTCCGGGGCGGAACTGGGCGTCACGTCGGGCACTTCACGCGATATTCCATTACCCGTTCGTGCAACTCGGATGCGAGGCAATCAGTGTTCTGGTGCCGTCGTCAAATCTGGAAAGCCTGAACCTCGCTACCAAGCTCGGTTTCCGCCCGGAAGCGATGGTCAGTTTCGCCGCAGCGGACGGCTCGACCCTGATAGTGCTGAAACAGTTCAGGGCAGAATGCAGGTGGATCGATCATGGGCAAGGGCAGCAAGGCACCGGAAGCGCCTGACGCATACAAGACCGCTTCTGCGGAATCACAGTTCAACAGGCTAAATACCTATTCGCCGAGCGGATCAGGGACGCGATACGGCTACACCGATGCGTCCGGCAATTTCGTGTCGGGGATGGCCCCGAAGGGGTTCCAGAGCGCGGTCAAGTCTATCGAAAGCCCGTGGGAGCAACAGATCAGGGAGGCGCTGCAACCCGCCTCTGTCGATCTGACCAAGCGCGTGATTTCCGACAATATCACCGGAATGCCTGATGCAGCGCGGGTCAAGGACCGCAGTGACGTGGCCCGCGATGTGTTCGACCGTAGTTTCAGCCTCATGGCCCCAGCGATGGAGAAGTCGCAGTCCCGGCTACTGACGAACCTGCAATCGCGCGGCATTCCGATGGGCGGAGCCGCGTTCAACGAATCCTATGGCGATCAGTTGACCCGGACGCAGGATACGATTTCCCGGCTGGCACAGGACGCGAATATCGCAGCGGGACAGGAACAGAGCCGCCAGTTCTCGCTGGACAGTGCCGCACGTCAGGGCAGCATTTCCGAACTGGTCGCGGCAATGGGTGGCGGCTACAACCCGCCCTCTGCTGTGCCGAGCGGGAATGCCGCCGGGGTGAATTACGGCGGGCTGGTCGGGCAACAGTATCAGAACGATCTGGCCGCCTATAACACCGCACAGGCCAACAAGGCGCAGACCGCCGGGGCGCTTGGCTCTCTTGGCGGTGCCATGCTGATGAAATGCACGGAGACGGCGAAGCAGGACTTCACCGAGTTCAACCTGTTCGCCGCGGTCGGCGCGCTTCGTCAAATCCCGCTGTATCTCTGGAAATATCAGGAAGGCCAGCGCCCGCCGGGGGATCATGGCGGCCAGCACATCGGCCCGACCGCCGAGGACTTCCAGAAGTTTACCGGGCTTGGCCGCAGCGACAGGATCGATGCCGTTGACTTCTTTGGCACACTTGCCGCCGCGATGCAGGCCATGATCCAGACCGTTGATGCGCTGGTTGCCAGAGCCGATGCCGCTGATCGTCGCAGCGCGCAACTTGAAAACCTCTGCAAGTCCATTCTGGGCGAACCGCTGACCGTCACCGAAACCGCAAGGGTAAACTGACATGGCCAAGATGGGACCGGCTGCGACTGGCGGCGCACCGATGACAAGCCCCCGCCCGCCACAGCGGCCCGCGATGGGTGCAAACCCTTCCGCTGGTGGCATGGATGGCGGCTGGCTGCCCCCGCAAGGCAGTCAGGCCAGATATGATCTTTCCATGACGCTGTTGAAGGGCGGCATGTCTGGGGCGGCACAGTCCACAAGCCCGCTTCTGCAATTTCTGGCCCCCATAGCCGGGGCGGTGATCGGGTCGAAGGCGGAAGCGGCGCGCGGCGATTATCTCGACCAGACCGATGACAATCTGCTTGAAGCGATGGGTGGCGTTCCAGCCGGGGCACAGCCCTACTTTGACGCGATGCGGAACCCGGAAGCCTCTGACGCGGTGCGGGCACTGGCCAAGACGAAATTCGATGCCGCGATGAAGCCGCCAAAAACGGGCGGTGGCTCCGGTGGCGGTGGCCGACGCAGGGCGAGCGGGGGAAGCAGTGGCGGTCAACGCCTGTCCGGTGAGGAACTTGGTGCCGATGGCATCCTGTATGGCAGGACCAGAGACGGCAGGATGGTGCCATATACCGGCCCGGACGGACAACCGTTCATGCCGAAGGGCAACCCGGCGGCAGTCGCCGCCACAACCGATCCGCTTGGCATTCTGGCCCCTGCCGCGCCAGCTACTCCATCCGCCGATGACCCCCTTGGACTCCGCTCATGACTATCACCATCAAGGACGTTCGCGCCAAGTTTCCCCAGTATTCCGATTTCACCAATCAGGAATTGGCGGACGCGCTTCATAAGAAATTCTATGGCGACCTGGAATCCGAAGATTTCTATGGCCGCATCGGCTTCGACCCCGCCAAGGAGCCTCCCATTCCGGCCCGTCCGACCGGCGACCCGATCATGGAGGCAATGGGAGCGCCCGCGATGGATGCGGCACCCCAGATCGCGGGGGACGCGGTCATCCAGCGCCCCGGCATCCCGCAGTCTCTGGCCGAAGCGATGGGGGCGGGGGTGGCACCAGTCATCCCCGCCGCCGCGAAGGTAACGCCAGCGCCGAAGCCGGACTCCATCCTCCACGTCGGCGATCTGCCGCCCACATCGATGGGCGGTGCAGGTGAGGACCAAGAGGCATGGGCAAGACGGGAAATCGCGCGCCTGATTCAAGGAGAAACCGGACAATCGCCGCTCTCGCCCGTACCCGCACACGATCCCGTAACCGCGGAATATTGGGGCAAGGCAGATTCCGATCCGGTCGCCCGTGACCGCGCCGTGATCGAGGCTGCACTGCAATCCGGCATTCATCCGCTGCACCAGAGACCCTTGACCGATGATGAGCGCGGCCAGTTGACCGCAAAACTGTCATCCATGCCAGTTGTGGACGATCAACTGGTCGAAGCAATGGGCGGTGGGCAGGGAAACGGCTCTTTTCCACAACAACAGCCGGTTCAGCCGGTCGCTGACCAATCCACGGCTATGGGCGATCTGCGCGCCGGGGTTCTTGGCCTGCAAAACGCGGGCACCGCTGGGGCAATCTTGATCGATCAGGGCCGCGCCAACCTGAACCGAAACTATGGCAATCTGCCCACTGATTTCGTCGCCAATCTTGACCGAGACATCGCCGATTACCAGCAGCGCATCGCCGCCAGCACAGACCCAGCGGAACGGCAGATGCTTGAGGCTGGCCTGCAAGACCGGCTGACAGAACGGCAGGGCTATCTCGACATTGGCGCTGATCCCGAGTTTCAGGCGCAGGCCGCTGAAAAGGCAGGCGTTGCCGACGATCTGGAAGGCCGCATTCTGCGTGAACGTATCCCCACAATGGCGCGGCGCGCGGCAGAGGCTGCGGCGATACCATCGAACCCGGCAGCGGATGCGATAGGGAATGCACAGTCATTCGGCGAAGGCTTCAAGGCGCTTGCCAGCGACCCGCTGGGGGCCGTTCGCTCTCTGGCTCTGCGATCCGCCCCGCAAATGGCTCCCGTCATCGCTGGCGGCGTTGCCGGTCAAGTTGTCGCCGGTCCCGGCGGGGCTGCGGTTGGCGCTGGCGCTACAGGTGCTGGCGTGGAAGCGTTCAGCTATGCTTCGCAGAAAATGACCGAAGCTATGGCAGCGGCTGGTGTCGATGTCAGCGACCCCGTTGCCGTCGATGCGTTTCTG